AATAGTCCTACTATAATCATGACTATACCGAACCATGGTTCGATGTTGGTAAGACGCTCACCAAGTAATAGAAATGCTAGAACAGTAGTTATGACTGCCGATACACCATCCCACATACCATTAGCGTATATGAGATTAGACCGAGTAAGTGATTTTATGAATAAGGAAATGAGAACTCCATAAGCTACAATACCCATCCCGATATGACTGAGTTGTCCTGAACGAGCATACAATTTGAAGTTACTGTCGCCTATATATTCAGCCAAACTGAGGAGAATTATAATAAATATGAACAACATTACTTAATATTCAGAATATAAAGTTGTTAAATCGATTTTCTTGTGCACGAAAGCTACTCCAGTAGCAAACAACCCTACTCCGACCATAAGTCCTATAAGCAGTCCATTATTCTTTGTTTGATTATCTTCACATTTACTCTTACTATAGTAGTATCCACATAAAGCAATCATTATCGAGCTTACAAGTATGAGACCCGCTCCAAGTTTATTATCATCTTTAAAAGCTAACCACCCTAGAGCAGCTACGTATGCTAGGGATGATACGAATAAAGCAGCTTGTTCGTACTTTTTATCTCCGATTTTTTTATCATACAATGAAGCGGATATAGCAATCGATATAGCCGATGCTGACATGACCATGATAACATAGGGGTTTACACTTGTGACAGATAATATAGACATTATTTACTATTACTTAGAAAAAAACGTCATTACAAAAAGTGAGAACAAAATGAAAGAAGTTGTACAAAAGTTGAGTCATCTTGACCATATATTGAAACGTCCAGATTCATATGTGGGTTCAACTGAACAAATCGATGATACGTGCTGGGTCTTGAATGATTCACAGTCATTTACATCTGAACCAGTTCGATACTCACCAGCTCTTCTCAAGATATTTGACGAAGTACTGGTGAATGCCATTGACAGAAACTCGATGTACCCTGACAAAGTAACTAAAATACACGTGAACATCAAAGACCAAACTATCATCGTAACGAACAATGGACCACTTGGCGGTATATCGATTGAGAAAAATGACGAAGGTACATGGAACCCTGAACTGACGTTTGGGCATTTATTGACCAGTACGAATTATGATGATAGTACACAAAGAGTTGTAGGTGGACGTAACGGGTACGGCGCCAAACTGGCTAATATTTATTCCACCAAATTCAAAATTAGTATAGATGATGCAGAAAACAGAATGCGATACGAGCAGACGTGGGAGAATAATATGCGCACGTGCCACCCTCCAACGGTCAAAAAGTACAACGGTAAACAGTCGAGTGTGACAATAGAGTTTACACCGGACTGGACCAAATTAGGCGGGTACATGACCGGAATCCATAAAGTTATTGATAAGCGGGTATATGACGCAGCCGTATGTACATCACCGAAATGTTCGGTCGAACTGAACGAGTCTAAAATAAATCTACGCAGTTTCGAATCGTACGCGTCCATGTACCTCGAACAGAATACACCTTTGGCTAGTTTTACGAGCGGAGACCGGTGGTCGGTCATAGTAGCTCCAAGTTCGGAATACCGTCAAGTTTCTTTTGTGAATGGTATATGCACGACAAAAGGTGGAACACATGTTGACCATGTAATGAACATGATTGTGAGTGGTATACAAGAAGAGTTGGGTAAAAAGGTAAAACTGAGCAATTCACAAATCAAGAACAGTCTGTTTGTGTTTGTGAAATGCACGCTCGTGAATCCATCATTCAGTAGTCAGATAAAATCGGAATGTACATTGAAAGTTTCTCAATTTGGAAGTGTATTCGAACCACCCAAAAATTTCGCTAAAAGTATCTTGACCAAAACTGGTATTCAGAACGACCTGTTAGCTCTTTCCAAACTCAAAGAACAAAAAGAGCTTACGAAACAGACTGATGGTACCAAACGTTCTACTATCACTGGTATACCCAAACTAGACGATGCCAATTACGCGGGGACAGCCAAATCTGGTAAGTGTACATTGATAGTGACCGAAGGCGATTCGGCCAAGACGTTGGCCGTATCGGGTCTTTCGGTGGTCGGGCGAGACTATTATGGCGTATTCCCTTTACGAGGTAAATGCAAGAATGTCCGTGACGCGTCAGTTGCGCAATTACTTGCCAATCAAGAGTTTACCGATCTCAAAAAGATACTTGGGCTAAAACAGGACAAAGTATACACGTCATTGTCCGAATTACGGTATGGACGTCTTATGATTATGACCGATGCCGATAATGACGGTAGTCATATCAAAGGTCTTATACTGAACATGATTCATTTCTTCTGGCCGAGTCTGTTAGGACTTCATTTCGTAGTGAGTTTAGTAACTCCTATAGTAAAAGCGGTAAAAGGTAACGAAACAAAGACGTTCTACACCGAGTCATCTTTTCGAAGATGGTTCGAGACGGTACAAGGACCATCGTGGAAAATCAAGTACTACAAAGGGTTGGGGACATCCACATCAATGGAAGCGCGGGAGTACTTCAAGAATATTCAAAACTTGACGGTGGGGTTTGCGGACGATACAAAAACCACGGAGTCTATAGTACTGGCGTTCGACAAGGGGATGGCCGATGCTCGTAAAACGTGGCTACTTGAAAACACGGAAAAGGATCCGAGTAAACGAGAGATTCAGTATGGTACCGTGAAATCACTTAGTGTCAGTGATTTCGTTCACTACGACCTGGTCAATTTCAGTTTGGCCGATTTACGGAGATCGATTGCCAGTATGGTCGATGGGTTTAAACCTTCACAACGTAAAGTCCTGTATGCCTGTCTCACCAAGAACTTGACGGATGATATGAAGGTGGCTCAGTTGGCAGCCTACGTTTCTGAAAAAACCAGTTACCATCACGGTGAGATGTCGTTGGCGGATACGATTGTGAAGTTAGCCCATGATTTCATGGGGTCAAATAATATCAATCTTTTGGAACCGAGTGGACAGTTCGGAACCCGGTTAATGGGTGGTAAAGATTGCAGTCAGACCAGGTACATTTACACCAAATTATGTCCAGTGACCAGGGTTATTTTCGATAAGCATGACGATGACGTATTGAACTACTTGATGGATGACGGAAAAAGTATCGAACCGGAGTACTTTGTTCCTATAGTACCTATGGTCCTTGTCAATGGTTCAGAGGGTATCGGTACAGGATTCAGTTCGTACGTACCACCAGACAACCCGAATGATATCATCGAAAACATCCAATTGGCTCTCAGTGGTAAATCATTGAAACCTATGAACCCATGGTTCAAAGGGTTCAGAGGACTCGTCACAAAAACTGATGAAACATCCTGGACCGCAACTGGACTGTATTCGTGTGATGGAACGACGTACCGCATCACCGAACTTCCACCTGGACGGTGGACACAGGATTTCAAGGAGTATCTCGATACACTCGTCGAGAAGAAACTTGTTACGAACTACGAGAATAATAGCACGACAGAACAAGTAAACTTCTCAGTCTACGGGTACACTGGTACCAATCCAGTCAAAGATTTCAAGCTCGAAAAGGTGTTCCATACGACCAATATGCACTTGTTCCACCCTAGAAAGGGTATCAGGAAGTATACCAGTCCCGAAGAAATCTTGGTTGATTTCTTGGAAATTCGTCTAGACTATTACAAAAAACGCAAAGAGCACTTGGTCAGAACGATGACGGAAGAACTTTGTACTTTACAAAACAAAGCGCGTTTCATACAAATGGTTATCGAAGGGACCCTTCTCATATTCAAACGGTCAAAAACCGATATTGAGACTGAACTGAAAAGTTTAAAGTTTGATGGACCTTCGTACGATTACCTATTCAATATCAAAACGTACCAGTACACTTCCGAGTACGTGGATAAACTGAACAATGAAGTCAAAGTCTCACAAGAAACACTTGAAGGCGTCCAACGTACAACAACCTTGAAAATGTGGAAGAGTGACCTATTAAAAATGTCGACAATTAAGTAATAAATGGAACTGTCCCCGGTTCTTTCAGTGTATAAAAAACGAAGTAAATATACGACACAAATTCATGACTGTAAACCTAAAACGGCGGTTGATTTTGGACAACTGGTCGAGTTTGAAATACCGAGGTACGGTGACCTTATAAAAACAATGTTTATAAAGATGATTTTACCACCTACGTTTTCATATTTTATATACACCGGTTCACCGGGTTTACATATATTCGAGTACATAGAACTTATTATAGGTGATACGGTCATTGAACGTCTTGACGGGTACGCCATGTCCATGTACTTTTTAACACATTATGACATGGTCTATAGTGGCACAACCGATATATGTCTCGGTGGTAATCCGGATCAGTTGTGTGAATTTATGCCAGCGAATGGATTCGTTGGACAAACAACAGAAACTTGTTACACAACTGATAGAAACCGGACTATATTTTATCCTATTCCGTTTTACTTTTTGAATAAACCATCATTGTCAATACCGTTATGTATATTACACAAGCAAGAAGTCAAAATTCGTTTAAAATTTAGACCATGGCAAGAGATGCTTATACGTACAGTAGAATATGCGTATAACAAGAAATACACTGAAACGCCGACAAAATTAGTAATACCTGAAACGAATCCGCTAAAACTTGTTGATTTTTCAGTCCCTGTTGAATTTGTGTATATAACAGAAGAAGATTATAAAACTATTGCCTCTAAACCATCGAATCAGTACATTCACCAGACGCAGTTACAGCGTATTCCAGTAAGTAATTCGGTGAATTCCGTAGAGACCAGACTTGAATTTACCAATCCGGTAAAATGTTTTTATTTTTTTACCCGGTACGACAACACGACTGACATGATTTATAGAAATTTGTACAACGAACGAAAAAATAAGAGCAGATTACTGAATGGTAGAGCATGGGCTCAACATATAGAGAGTATACAAATCGAACTCGATAACGAAGTTTACTTGTCAAATTCGGTAGCCAATTATATGTTTCTGACGGCGATACAGAGAAATCTTCACGATTGTACGTACTTTCACAATGGAAATATGGACAGGTTCAGAACGGCTATAGGTAATATGCCCACTTTTACTCTCCCATTCACTGGTACATTATGGTACGATACTCCACCTCTTGGACTATACTGGAAAGTTTTAGCCGGTCCTATATACATGTACAGTTTTGCCCTCGATCCTTCATCGGAAATACCATGCGGAGCTATAAACTTCAGTGCGGTACGACATCCGTATATAACTTTCAACATGTTTAGCGCTGGTAATCAGGACAGGACAGTTTATCTGTACGCTCAATCAGTCAATGTTTTACAATTCTTACCGAAACAGGGAAATGCTCGATTATTAATGAATAACCCGTTGCTTAAAAAGTAATACTTGTTATTTACAATAATGAGCGGTAGATTCAGTAAAGTAATACACGGTCATGAGGATGTTTTTTTAACAGGTTCACCGGAAATTACGTACTTCAGGCAATTGTTTAAAACGACATCGTTACACGAAATATATATTCTCGATAACAATGCGAGTATAAACACCGATTATGGCTCAACTATTAAAGTTGAAGTACCCCAAAAAGGCGATATATTGACATCGGTTTTTTTCAAGGTTATCGTACCCACTGATTATATTTCTTTATGGTGTGCTCATACACTTGTTGAATATGCTGATTTATTAATCGGAGGTCAACTCATTGAACGTGTACCTACGCAGTACATGCTCGTAAACACTTTTAAACTCGATACGATAGCTGAGAATAATAGTGTAACTGGTACCTGTACATCATTGTTCAACAAGTATATATTTACTGATGCTGGTGTAACACAGCTATTTATCAATATACCCTTTTACTTTTATAAAAAATTTCATCTTGGTGTTCCTCTCGTAGCATTACAAAAACATAAAGTCGAAGTTGTGATAAAACTTCGACCATGGGAAGATTTACAACCTGGTAATCTGAACGTAGGTACGAAACCTATACCACTTTTAGTACCATCAGTACCTGTTGAATTTATAATGGTAAGCGACGATATCCGACAAAAGTTACAGAATAGTACACTTTCTTATATAATAACACAAAATCAATTGCAGAGTGTTTTTATTCCGGCGAATACGGATAGGTGCATAACACCATTGCGGTTTATAAATCCAGTTCATAACTTAACCATGTTTTTTGAAACTACAGAAAATATCAAAAATAAAATCATTTCGGAATCAAACGCATTTACCAACAGTTGTACAACTGCATCCACCCAAGTTTATAGTCTCATAAAAAAATACGGCAATGCTTTGTTTGTCCAGGTTCCTGTACCACCATCATACTATATACAAAAATTACACCATCTCATCGACGTGAAACTTGAATTCAATGGCGAAATAAGTATAGACCCCGAAACGTCAGGTTCTTTTATATTTCTTTCCAGTACGTCTCGATTACTCAATAAAAACGTATCCGATCTCGAACCAGAATATTACTTGTTTGCTATGTTTGAACAATATAATCGCATGCATTATACACATAGTTTTTCCGAAAATAATACAGACGAAAACCCAGGTGGACAAGTGAACTTTAGTCGTATTTCTGAAAAACTGATGACCCTAAATTTGGTTCCTTCGACGAAAGACCGAGTGCTCAGAATATACGCAAAAAGTAACAATATATTGAAAGTGAAAGATGGTATGGGCGGTCTCATGTTTACAAGTGCATCCGATTTCAATTTGAGTTCTTTCGGGTATTCGCAAAGTCCATATTAAAATAATAATACATATTTTTAGTAATGCAAGGTTCACAAATAGGTCTTTGTGCTATAGGTCGACAAGATCCAGAATTATTCGACGCTGCTCACCCGCATGACCATATTCAATTTCCATTCAAACAATATTCGGATTTTACGAAAGTGTTTAGACATTATGATAGTATCACGACTGGTTCATCACGCTGGCCATTTTCTGAAACAGTTACGTTTAAACTCAACCCCAAAACAACTGGTGATTTATTGACGAATGCTTTTATTAAACTCGAACTAGTACCACCTCCGTTTGATACTGATAATGTAGGTATACGCAACAAGAAATTTTTTGCTTGTGAGAACCTCGGATTGTCCATCATAGAAGAACTCAAGTTTAGAGTCAATGACCAAATTATCGAAATTATGGATGATTATATGAGAATAGGTAAAGACGATATTTTCAATACTTCAAAAAGCCGAATCAACAAAGCGTTTAGTCAAAATGGCGAATGTGTAAATTTTTATGACAGTGTACCTCTTAATTTCATGACGTACTCAACAGGAAAAAGTAACATACCTTACGCAGGGTTTCCTATTTCGTATTATAATGTCACTTTCGATGGTACATACTTGTACATCGATCTCGACATGTTCTTTTCTACGAAACACAAACAAAATAAGAATACGTACGGGTTCCCTTTATGTGCTGTTTATAATCAAGACGTATATATAGAAATAAAATTCAGACAACAAGAATGGTTTACGAATTCGCCATATGACGTATCGTGTAATAAAATCACTCTAGTGACGGAAGAAATAAATCTTTCACCCGAGGAAAAGTTCTACTTGAGCCACTCCGAGTTTTTTCAGACGATAGTACTCACAGAAAAACAAATAGAAACTGATATAGATAATTCGAATGGTGTTAAAAATAACACTGACACGAATCAATCGAACTCATCACCCAATGAATTCAAAATAGAACTTCAATCAAACATACCTTTAAAAGCTGTCTATTGGACTGTTCAGCGTAAAGATTTTTTAAAAATTGAAACACCGGCCGCTATATTCGATGGGTACCTTAATCCAACCAACCAAACGAATTTCATGAACCGTTATAATTTCTCCAATCATAAAAATGTATGGATTGATAATTATTACTATGGTCAAGGAGTCGATATAGCTGCAAATGAATATATAAGTTTAGAAACGTTCAAACCAATCATATCAGAATGTGCTATTCTTAATTCAAAGAACGATATAGCCTTCAAACATAAAACTGATTTTTTAGATCAATATGGAGCTCTTTTTTTTAGATCGACACAAGGTTCGTCTCGAAATTTGAACGACCCTACCAGAAATATATACATTTATTGTTTTGATAAAGATGGTTTAACAAAAGAACAAAGTGGATTTGAAAATTACAGCATCATGAAGAAAACAATAAAACATACACTGGTTATAAATCTTATAAACAAACAAGAAATACAAAGTAATGTGTATGTATTACGAGTGTACAATGTGGGATTAAAAAAATTATACTTCAAGAATGGATTCGTCTCCGTTGGTTCTTTTACTGAATAATGTGTTTTTATTCGTTTGAATATACTCAATCACTTTGTGTTTTATACACCATCGTATGAAATTGAGTTGAGCAACTGTTGTGTGAATTGACGATTCACCACCCGGTATGTCATACTTGATTTTCTCGGTACGACAGAACGGATCGAACAATTTTTTACTGTACCCGTCCAGTGTTGATTTGTACCGGCAATGGACCACGAACGATTTTCCATCGTTGGTGGTGTATTGTATATTGTTCTTTTTTGCGTAGTTGGTTATAAACCATTCAATGTTTCGTAACGAAACACCTCCTTTTTTCTTACTTACGATATCAATAAGTATCTGGGCGTTTTTTGGATCACTGGAATAAAACTTTTGAATGGATTCAAGTAAAGCTTCAGACTTTTGCATTAGTTGTACAATGTCAAAAATCTATAAGTAATTTTTCCGGTAGTACATTCGTGTTGTTGCATGCCGGACAATCCGCTTTGTACAATGGCGGTATACCGTGATTATGTCCCACCTTGGACACAACCGGTCGAGAAACGGATGGTTTTACCTGATGAATTTTACAATAACCACTATACTTACCCGGTTTTGTACATTGTGTACCTTTGGTCGTTTTGCCTAAACATTGATTTGACGTTTCGGTAGGTTTTTCGAGGTCCTGAATAAGAACTTTGATAGATATATCGTATGTCCTCGATATATGTTCAAGGTATACAGCTAGTTTACGAGCGACTTCGTCGTTTATCAGTTGTTCTATTTTATGCGCGAGTGACGTACCCATAGTAATAAACTATCCATTGTAATTTTTAAATAGCTCAGCAATTGTTTTCATTTTTATAGGTGGCGTCTTTTTCTTTTTGGGGGTCAATAAATCACTGAATATCAGATCCTTTTCTATAAGTGGTTCCATAAGGTCACATACGGGATTCATAAACTTGTTGGTGAAATAGTA